CTAATGCAGCAAAACCAATATCAAATTACATCTACGAAGAAAGAATTCAAGATGAAAAAAGATCTATTTTTATTCTAAAACCAGAATACCTAAACATAATTCTGGATGATATGGAAGAAATTATGAAATATAAAAAAGGTTCCAGTGAATATATCAGTGGAACCTTAAAAGATACTGAAGATCTATTTGAAAAGTAAATTGAAATATGCTGCAAAGACCAAGAGGGTTAAGCAGATTTGATTATACTTCATTCTTCAGCAAGTTTTTGGAAGTAAGATAGTGCATCGTCTTCTTCAGCATCAGACATTGAAGTTTGAGGAACTCCAAAATCTTCATCGGAACGAGACTCTTCACGGAACTTAGGAGTAAAGGACTGACCCTTACGTTCTGCTTCAAAAGATGCTTCTTCATCCATAGTCTCAGGATCTTGATACTTGGGAACACCACGAGTGCCAAGTACATAGTCAAGACGCTTCTTAAGATCCTCATAGGTCTTGAATTGATCTGCAGCAGTCAATGTAGAAAGAGAATATTGCTTCTTCCAGATTGCTTCTAGAGCATCATCGTCATCTAGTAGAGGACCAGGACGATCAAACTCGGAACTATCATAGTTCCAGTAACCAGCAACCTTCTTGATCTTCAGTTTAAAGTTCGCACCTTGCCAGAAGTCGAAGGGGTTGATAGGATCTTCATCTTCAAATTCTGGTTGCATTGCTGCCATGATCTTGTCAAAGATCTTCTTACCGAACTTGTAGAGGAATACCTGACCTTCGTTAGAAGGGTTGGCAGAATCTTTTACAACGTAAATGTTTGCGTAGTAAGAGAGTTTACGTTTTTGCTTTCGTACAGTTTCTTTATCTGCTTCGTTACCACTGTTCCAGAGTTCACGATTGTACTCAGATACGGGATCCTTCTGACCGATAGTGGTTAGAGAGTTCTCAATGAACCAACCACCAGGACCTTGGAAAGCATGAGAGTACATCTTTGCCCAAGGAAGTTCTTCACCATCTGGAGCAGGTAGGAAACGAATGACAGCATAACCATTACCAGACTTATCAAGTTCTGGTTTCCACAGACGATCATCAGCACTATTGCTACTGGTATTGAGTTTTTCTACTTCCTTGACCAGTTTGGCAGTTAGATTGCCAAGTGAAGACTGCTTCTTTAGATTTGAAAAGGACATTCGGATTACCTCGGTTTGTTTGTATTGTGGCTTGTGTGCTCTGCAATTATAGCAGGCATCATATTTATATGTCAACCAACTTCGTCTGCGAGTTGCTGCTTCAGTTGGACGATCAGTTTGGACAGATTTGAAAAGACAGCATTCATCTCCACATTTTCTGGGAACCCAATTAAGGATGCAGAGTCTTTAATTCTTTGTTTCATTTCAATAGCATCAGAATCGTCAGATAATGACATTCTCATATAAAGAATTTGCTGCTTTTCTAATAATTTTTCCAGATCATTAATATGCTTGAGTTTTTCTTCACGATCTAATTTTGGAAACTCAAATACTTTTGAGTAAACTTTCTCTTGTAATTTTGAGACCTCTAACATCTCATCTTGTACAATTTTTGAATCAAAAAATCCACTCATAGTATCATCTCCTTTAATAGTTTTTTGAATTTAAATATATCGATATTTAGAAAGGGATTATATTTTTTTAATCTGAGACTAATTAATTGCCAAATGGGATCATCTAGTTTATTGTTAAAATGTCTAGAAAATCCAAGTATTTTGTCTAATATTAAAAGTGTCTCAATACTAATTTTATTACTCAAATACAATTTGACAATTTTTGGATGTCGATTCTCCTCAATCTTGAACATACCATCGAAATTGTCTCTGGTGAAATTTTGTCCAACTTCTTCTTTGAAGATGTATGTGATTGATTGAATTCTTTTTTGCCAGGATTGATAGTTAGTATTTCCATTTCTAATAATTTCTCCAATCCATAAAGTTTGTGGGTCTTCACACGAAATGAAGTTAGAAACAAAAAAGTCCCTAACTTCATCATCACTCTTCTGTCTGGATATTTTTTCAAACCAATACCTATCCTTTCTTTTATAGAAAGAATTTAATGTTGCTCTTGTTTTACCACAATACTTGTGGTAGTCGAAACTATCTTTTGTAAAATGATTTTTAAGAGCAACGTATGTTTTATAGCAATCAAATGGAGTCATCATAAAAAACCCTACGCGTGAAAAATTTTGGGAATTTTTTTTCGACCAAAAATGGATTTAAAAGTCGATTTTCAAATTGAGAGTCTTGCTCTACTACTTCTCTTGAGGAAGTTTAGTTCCATTGCATCATACTTAATCTTTTCCTTTAAAGGTTTTGAAAGTAGTTTGGGGATGGATTCCAAATCAATTTTATTCTCTTCACAAAAATGCATTACACTATCAATGTAATTCATATCCTCATTCCTGCGATAAATTTCTTCAATATCTTGAGAAACTTTTGCCTGAGAGTAAAACTTACTTTCTAGTTCCTTTTCTAACTCTGTGTTTTCTTTCTTCGGCATAATCTCTGAGTAGATTGGTAACATATAATAATTTCAAATCATAAGAACATTATATCAATAATTGTTATAATAGTCAAGCAAGTTTATCTTCAACAAACTTTTTGATATATTGAGTTAGTAATCTGATATATTTTGCTTTATTATACTCTTCATATACTTCGACCTCACCATTCTCACATGCCATAATAATTACGAATTTTTTTACAGATAGACCAGTGAGTTCATGAAGCATACATGCGTAAGCACAACATTGTACGAAATAGTTCTCAATCCAATCTCTTGGTTTGGGTTTCTTTGATGTTTTAAAGTCGATGATTGCTAGTTCACCATTATACTCAGCAATACAATCGACAGTGCCTGCAATCCCTAAGTACTCACTATATAGTGATCTTTCAAGAGCGTAAATATTATTTATATTTTTTAGTTTTTCTTTGGCAATCAAATATAAAAACTCTGAGAGTGGTTGAACAGACCCAGATGGCATTTCTTGATTTAAAAGAAAATTCTCCACAAGTGTGTGCATGTCTGTTCCACGACTTGTAGCTTTCCTTGTAATTTTATTTGCTTCATCTTCACCAACTCTCTTCCTCCACCTCGCAAAAGTTTCACGATTGAAGTGACTAGTAATTGATGTAACAGATACTAATTTAAGTGGACCATCGTGAGTTGGTACTGTATAGTACCTAACACCATCAATAGTTTCTCTAGATAGTTCTGGAAGATCAATATCAATATGGTTAAACATCATGAAAGGGGCATTTTTTTCTAATATCTTTATCAAATAAGATTTTATTCATAAATTTTTTATCGTCAGTTAGAATCATTCTTCTTTCATGCATTTCATACAATTCATCTGATTCTAAAGGATGACCATCTTCTAGATAATTTGATAGTTCTTTTTTTCTAAGAATAGGTTTATCATTCATATTATCTGTATAGAATCTAACTCTATACAATGGGTTTGACTGAATAATGGATACTGGTTTTTTTCTATCTAATATTTTTATTGCAAGAGAAGTGTTTCTTGGGTGACTAGCAATATTAAACCAACCTCCAACAGCAACAAAATTATTGTCAAGACTAGTTAACGGATGATCTAGATATTCAAACCACAAATATTCATTTTGGAAATCTGTCCAGATATAAGAGTTGGTGAAACTTAGTTGTATAACTGGTTGTTCTTTTCCAATATCTTTAACTTCAAATGAAATATATTCGTTTTCATATAATTCCTCGTTTTCGTAGTCGGATGGAGAAATTGTTTTATGAACATGTTTGTATAATGAATAATTAATTGTCCCGTCATCACCTATACTCATCTCAAAGTGTATAGGAGAGTATCCGACAAAAGTCCTATCCATCATATGTCCCCAAACAGGACACTCCGAATAAGAGTATCCTAAATGGTTTTCACGATTACTAAGTTCAATTATATTTTCACCATAGAATTGAAGAGGACTATAATATACGTTGTATTTCATAGAATGTTTAATTCATTTTTTGCAATAATATATTCCCTACAAAGACCAGAACGAACAATATCATCTGCATCAAATTCAATTACATCTACCGAAGGCATCTGTCCAAGAATTTTCATGAAATC